GCGAGGTGGCAGGCCCCCGTGGTCGCCATCGTCACGTAGGCATTCGGGTTCGCCGCGAGCGTCGCCTCCACACTGTCACAGCCCGCCGCGACGTGATTCAGCGCGGTATCGTACACGGAGCACTTCGCGTGCCCGCCCGCCGTGGCCGCGACGACCCAGACCGAAATGGCCGTTACATCATAGCCGTGCGCGTTCGCGCCGACCGTGCAGGTCTGTCCGAAGAGGACATAACTGGTCCACCCGCTCGCATTGTTGGCGTTCTGCACCGGCGGCGTCGTGGGGCAGTTTGTGTCGGCGCCGACCGCCGTCGGGATAAGGACGGAGACGAGTGTGGTCGTGGTCGTGGTGCTCGTCGTCGTGGTGGTCCCGCTGGTAGCAATGGCCGTTAGATAGCTAGCCATCGAGGCACCAACCGTGCTGCCGCCGGGGAGCGTGGTGGGCCACGGCGGCGGGTACGCCGCAGGGGTAAAGCGGTAACAGGCCCCGCAGACCGTCCCGACCTCCCCAAAGCCGACACTGCCGTCATTCGGCGCGCAGGCGATCCAGTAGCGGGTTCCGGGGGCGAGATGGCAGCTACCGGTTGTCGCCAGCGTGACGTATGTTTGCGGACTGCCCGAGAGCGTCGCTTCGACCGTATCGCAGCCCGCCGCGACGTACGTATGCGGCGACCCCGCATCGTAGACGGAGCACCGGAACTTGGTCCCGGGCACCGCGCCCGCAATGTATTGCGAGATCGCCGTAACGTCGTAGCCACTGCCGTTGGCGCCGGTCGGGCACGTTTGCCCATAGGCCACATCTCCGATCCAGCCCGTCTCATTGCCGGTGGGGACAGGAGCCGTATTCGTGACACAGTTGGTATCGGAGCCCACCGATGCCGGGATAGTCACCGTTGACAGGGCGACAATCGCCGGCCCGCAACTCGCTTGCGCCGGGCCGCACCCGACCTGCGACGGTTGCGCCCACGCGAGCGCGGCGACGAGGAGGGCCGCGACCGTTACGGACCGCCACATGCGGCGGCCACATTGACGGCGCACCCCGTACATGCCGTCACATTCGCGCGGTACGTACACGCCGGCGAGATTACCGAGACGACTTGCGCCGGCGTCGCCGCGGCGAGCGACATCGAGCCATTGGTGACGGGCGCCCACGTACCCGCGGCGGTGCAGTCGATCGGGCTACAGCACATCTCGAGAATCACCGTCGCCGTGCCAGACGGCGAGACGGCCTGCACGACGAGCGAGGTATTGCCGCGGGCCACAATCTGTCCCGGGCCGACCGCAACCGCGGCCTGCGCCGCCGGACCGATCAACCACGCATTCGGGCACGAGACCTGCGCCGCCCCGGCGATGCCCGCAAGGGCGACGAGGAGCGGCAGCACGATGGCGACCTTGCCCTTGCGGATCTTCGACAACGTCTGCGCAAGCGCCGCCTGCCGTTTGGTTTTGGTCGACGCCTTCGAGCCCTCTTTCAAGACGGATGCGGCGTAGCCCGCCGTACTCTTGCCCGCAGCTTTTGCTTTCGCCTTGAACGCTCCGGGCTTGCTGATTGCGCCTTTGATCCAATCCTTTGCCATGCCATTCCTCCTATCGGGGCACGACCATAAACCCGTGCGGGCGCACCCAGTCGTCAAGGAGCTCGCGCACCGTGCGGCCCGGTATCTGCATGCTTGCCGCATCATTCGGGAGGAGCACGACGACGACGCCGTCGCGCCGCAAGTCACCCAACACGCGCGAGAGGCCCTCTGCATCTTCAAGAGCGAAGAGGTCGATATATAGGGCGAGCACGTCCCCCCGTTTCGGTCGCAGCAACCGGAGCTCGCCTTCAATGTCCATCTATCTCGGGAGCCGCGGGAGGCGGCGGAAGAGATCGGAGAGATTGCGCGTATCGCCGATACGCCCCTGCCCGAGGGGCGCCGGCGGCCGAATGCCCATCAACGCCTTGGCGCGGTTGCGGGCGTCGGAATGCGGCTTGGGGAGTTTCGGAGTGCCGCCCACCTGGCGGGCGAGCTGATTGATGCCGCGGCCGGGGACGCCGGGGGCGAACGCGGCGGGTGGGGGCGGCAGGATGGCGCCGGGTGCGGGAACGACGGGTGCGGGCGGGATCGGGGCGCCGCCGGGCATGGGCACCACCGGCGGCCCGGGCGGTGGGCCCCCTGGAGGCGGCCCCGGCATGCCGCCGGGCGGTGGCGGTCCCATCGGGCCGGGAGGACCGCCGGGCGGCGGAGGCATGCCACCCGGAGGCCCCGGAGCGCCCGGGGGGCCAAGTCCCGGGCCGGCCATGGCGGCCATCTGCGCCTGCAACTTCTGCACCTCGGCGGCAACGGCAAACGCAATGTGATCCTGCACGTGTTTCTGGAGCGCGTCGTGCGCGTCGTCCTGCAGAATGCCCTTGTCGAGCATGGGCTGATGGCCCTGGATATGCGCTAGGTGGTCGTCGGCGGGCGACACCTGGAGCTCCTCGGCGCGGTTCACCCGCGCCAGCGCATTCTCCCACCGCCAATCCTGCGCCTCTTTCGGGCCTGCCGATTTGAGGACGCGGTCCGCATTCGGGAGGCCCAACCCAAGCGACCAGTACTCGGTCAGCACGTATTGCCAATCGACAGTGACGCTCTGCGCGGCGAGTTGGTCGGGCGGGATCTGCACGAGAAGCGCGATGCCCTGCACCATCTGTTGCGCCCGCACTTGCTGATTGAGTGCCGACGTGGTGCCGAGCCATTCCCATTCGTACTCCCCAACGAGGTCGGCGACGGTGATGGGGTGCTCGAGGAGCTCGACGCCGTCCTGCCCCGCCACCTTTAAGATGATGTCGCGGTCGAGGCATTGCTGCGAGAGGATGTCGGAGCGCTCGAGCAGCGGGACCATGACATCATCCTCGAGGTTCTCGACGATGGCGCGGAGATCGACCGCGCTATCCGCAAGCTGCGCCGCGAGCCCGGCAGAATCCTGCGGACCCGCCTGTTGCTGGGAGCCCATGGGCCGCGCCGGCGTCGGCGCGACCAGCGTATCCGCCATGCCGAGAAAGCCATTGACGGCCTCGAAGCCGGCTTGCGCGGCGCCTTGCGGCGGCGTGGTGAACTGCACGCCGGCGGGGTTGGCGAGCCACTTGGCGCCCGGCGTCATCCGAAGCGACGTCGGATCCTGCACGGCGCCGATGTCGACAACGGCAATCGGGTTCGTCGACCAGACAAAGGCGTCGCCCGACTGGTTCCCGAGGTCATTGACGAAGTACTGCAAGTAGTCGAAGAGCTCCGGCAGGCCGCGGCCGTAGAATTCTTCGGCGACCTCGACAAAGCGGCCGCAGAGCCATTGCGGGCCGCCGTGCCAGAACGGGCGGCGCTGAATCCGGAGCACGATGGAATCGGCACCGAGGGTGACCAGATAGCGTTGCGCACCGTCACCCTCGAGGTCCGCCACCCACGAGCACTCGGTGAGATCGAGCGGGCGGAGCGCCATCGGAAGGTTCTGGTCGAGTGGCGCGGTGAATCCCTTATCGGCGAGCCGGATCGAGAGCGCGTCGTACTTGGCACCGCTCGAGCTCGACCCGCGAGCCGAAATGGCCGACGCGTAGAGCTCGAGCAATTCGGGGAGCCCTTCGTAGACGTTGCCGGCCTTCGGATTTGCCGGGTCGAGCGGGCGGTTGGCGAGCGTCTCGACGTGCGCCCGCGACACGCACCGATCCTCGAAGGCGAGCTCAGCCGTCTCGACGCCCGAGGCGGTCACGGGCCACACGTAGAACGCGAAGAGGTCGACCGGCTCGAAGGTCGGGCCGAGGAAGTCGGCTACCGTTTCGAGCTGCTCAATCGTCCGGCCCGACGGCGTGCCGTCGTCCTCGAGCACATCGCGGAGCGCGGGCTGTTCATGTTCGATGCAGCGCCACACGTTTCTTACGGGTGACGTGCCATACATCACGAGCTGACGGAGGAATGGCAAGGCGTGGCGGCGGAGCCGCATGTAGCGCCGCATCCAGTATTTTTGGAGTGCCACCTTGGCGGGGATGCGATCCTCGAAGTCCTGGCGGAGCGCGCGGCAGGCGAACCAGTCGGAATCGGGGAAGAGATCGCGTTTCAGCCGCGTCACCCATTGCTCGATCCAGCGCCGGCCGACCGGAAAGTAGGTGTTGGTGCGGCCCTTGTACCCCTGAATGTCGTGCCGGAGACTCCAGATCCGGTAGTAGCGGAGCCAGCGGTCGCGGAGCACTTGCCGGTCGGACCGCGTGCTCCGGATGAGCGGCAGCAGTTCATCCTTGACGCGGGCCGCGATGTCGGGGTCGAGGGCGAGGTTCTCGGGCGCCTGCCCGTGCGCGGGCGAGAGCGTCTTTTGTTTGGGTTGCTTCTTCGGAGCCGCCCCGAGTGCGCCGAGTCCCATGGCGCAGGGGGCGTCTACTACATTACGGCGCGGTTGCCTACCACGTCACCATGCGCAATCAGCGCGGGCGATCTTCTGCAACTTGACCATCCAATCCGCGGAAGCACCCATGAGATTTTCATTCAGGTAGCGGACGGCGTCCACGGCATCCTTGTACGGGTGCACATTCAGCGGCTTTCCGGTCTTGGGATGGCGCGCGAAGCCCCCGGCGAGCGCGCTATGCAGGATCGGACACCGGGGCGAGACCAAAAACGCGGGGGAGGGCTCGGCCTCGCCGGGCACCATCACCCGACGGAGCATGCGTTGCCGAAGCTGCTCGTAACTGCGATCGGAGCCGGAGCCACCTCCAAACGTCTGGAGGATGATGCCGGCTTTCAGAAGCTCACGGCGGATGGAGCCGAGCTCCATCTCATGCAACGCCTCCGGGTCGCCGGCATCGTACACCGGCCCGGTGGCGCCCAGCAGGTCGAGTGTCATCGCTTTTGTTGACTCGATCTGCGCGGTGAGGCTCGCGTGCTCCAGCACGAGCTCACCCAGTATCAGGAGGCGCCCCCAGGCATCGACCTGGGCGAAGATCGTAACAGGACAAACCTGCCCGAAGTCCCACCCCCGCAGCATGCGGCCGGCAGTGTTCACCGGGATCTCGCGGCGCATCAGGCTCGGGACGTACTCGGGGAGGACGGGATCGCCGCCGCCGAGGTCCCACGCAATCTCGAATTCCCGTGCCCAGCCGCGGGGCGGCATGCCGCGCTGCGCCTCTCGCTTCCACTGCGGGTCGCGCTTGTGCGGATCGGCGGTGTAATGAACCTCGACGACGTGGACGCCGTTACGCGGGCAGTCCCATTCCGTGACGCCAGGCAACGGCTGCCCGGCCTTGGTGCGCGGGTCGGGACGCTCGACAAGCGAGCTGCTGGAGAGAAACGGCATTTAGGTATCACACACGCCACACGAAAAGAGCTTGCCTTGTCGCGGGTCGTCGGTGTCAATCGGCGCCTGGTCGAGCGGCACCCGGGCGGCATGGAGGTAGACGTCGCCCCGCGGGCCGCCGGATTTGCGTACCGCGCGGTCAAATTCCACCGCATCTCGCCACGACGCAGGGTCGCAGTCGCGGAGCGCTCGCCATTCGGCGTTGGAATGAAACGGGCACCCGATACACGCCGAGCGCGGCACGCGCCGCTCGGGGTACTCGCGCCGGAGCCACGCGAGACAATCTGAGCGCCGCCACGCAGGGCGGAGATCAAAGACCAGCGGATAGCGCAGCGTGATCCAGTAGTCGCGGCTCGCGCGAATGCGGCCGAGCTCGTCGGCGGAGATGCCGACCCATTGCTCGACCTGGACCTTGTCGCCGGCGACCTCGCCGCGGCTGAGCCCGGCGAGCTTCCGCACCGCGCGATAGATGGGCTCAAGCTTATATTCGCGCGTGCATTGTCTCCGGATCATGCCCTCGCCCTCGGCGCCATCGACGAAGTATGGGAGCGCGGCCGCCCGTGACCCGTCGCCCACGTGCCCCCGCACCTCGGAGCGAAGCGCATCGGCGCGGAGATCGCCCGCCGTCACGCGGATGACGGGAATCCCGACCGCCCGCGCCACCTCCTCGAGCCATGCCAGATGGTCGTAGACGGCGGGCGGCTCCCAGCACGTGTCGGCAAAGATGGCGGCGTCGAGCGGCGGCAACTCGCCGCGCGCCGAGAGGAGCAGCAGCGTGCTCGATTGCACGCCCGCCCCGAGCGAGAGCACGCGGACGAATCGGGGCGGTGGCATGGCCTAGCCTTTCGGATCCTCCGGCGCCGGCGGTCCGACGGGCGGCTCCGCCTCCTCCTCGTTCTCAATCTCCTTCTCCTCGTCGTCGGGCGGGAGGTGCTCTTCCTCGTCCTCGGGCGTACGGCTCATGAGGTGGTCTCCTTATCTCCCGGCGGCGGCCAGTGCCACGGCACCGGGTCGTCGTAGAATTCAGCGCCGTGTCGGACCGACACGTGCACATGGTGCGCGTGCGGGTTGCTCCCGGTGTAGCGCCGCCACACGCCGCAGGCATGCGGCTGGTGCTCACCCGAAAAAATGCGGCCGTCGCTGATGACGTACTTGACGCGCGGCTCGGCGCCGGCAGCAACGCGGTGGCGGAGCCACTCGGCGAAGAGGTAGGAGTCGAAGCCGGCCGCAGGGTCGTGCGTCCAGTCCGCCGCGCACACGACATCATGACAGTCGCACGCGTTGTGATCCGACCTGCGCGCGGCGTGTCGCTGATCCCCGACGTAGCCGTCACTGACCTTCGAGCGCTCCGGCGCGGCAGCGTCGATCTCGTCCCGCAAGACCTCGAGGGCCTTCGCGACGCGCCAGCTCATAACCGCCCGGTGAGGAGCAAGACAACCACCACAATCAAGATGATGCCGCCGATACTGGACGGCCCCCAGCCGTACTGATGTAAGCCGAGTTGGGGCAGGCCACCGAAGACCCACAGCAGCAACAGGATGAGGAGGAGGAGTCCCATCTGCCGTTACCCGCCGATCACAAAACCTGCGCACGGACACCCGTTGCAACACCCGGGGCGACCGACAAGGCGTGGATGCGTCGCATGGCGCGGCCGGTAGTGACCACACCGCGCGCAACACGCGACGCCCATGCGGTGATTCCACCACCGGGCGATGCGCTGACTAATCGCCATCACCGCGCCACCACGCATCGAGAAAGAGGAGAATGCCGACGAGGACGAGCACGCCGAATCCGACGAGGATCCATTCCCCGAGCGTCATCAACTAGAGCACGTCGACGAGCGTGCACACGTCTTCCAGCCGGTCGAAGCCCGGCGGCAGCGGCGGGAGCGCGCCGTCGGCGTTCTTGGCGGCGAAGCAGACGAGCGTCTTGCCGATCGGCGGCCCGAGCACGCACGCATACTTCGGCTGCCCGACATTCAGCATGTGCGTGCCGCAGCCATCGGTGAACGTCACCGGGCTCGGCACATGGACGAGCCCTTTGACGTCGAGCCGGAAGCACGCGTCCTTCAAGTCGGTGCCGGCGTCGACGCCAGTGATCTCCCCGAACTGAAGCTTCAGCTTGATGACGAAGATGAGCCCGCCGAGCCCCGGAGCCTCGACGGTCTCGAACTGCGCGCCGGGCTGCGGAATGTTCACGAGGAGATTCGTGATCGTGGAATCGACGGCACATTGCGCGCCGGCGACGTTGTCGGGCATGAGACCCCGGAAGGTCTGTCCCGGGGCGTCGTGCGTGTCGGGCTCGAGCGCCGAGAACGTATCGGCCTGCGGGCACGGGCACGTCTGCGCGCGGGCGAGTGCGGGTATGAGGAGCAGTGCGGCGAGCAGTAGCGATTTCATTTGTTGCCCTCCTGAGCGCGGCGTTGTTGCACGTCTTCCGCGATGGCGGTGAGGTGCTTGTTGACGAGCTCGAGCTGTTCCGTCTGCCGCTCGAGCTCCTCGATTTGATGCTTCGAGATGATCAAGAACTGTTGCGCGTTGGTCGAGCTAATTTCGAGTCGCGTCGTCACCGAATCCATATTGGTTTGGAAGCGCGTCAACAGAAACCATAAGAGCGCGGCGGCGACGACCACCGGAAAGCCGACGGTGGTGACGACCTGCGACGCCGCCTGGATCCAGCCGGGCACCGCCGGCGGCGTGCCGTTCGCCATCGCCTCACGCCGCGGATTCCCAGCGCAACTTGCCCTGCCACGGTTCGTAGTCGACCCGCGGGCGGTCGGCGCGCGACCACGACGCCGCGGCCACCTCGCCCGCCACGGTGAAGCCCGCGGCCCGGAGACTCGCCCCCGATTCAGACGTCCGCGTGTAGGTGACCACGCGGTCGTAGCCGAGGGCCTTCGCCGCGCGACGGGCGGCGCCGTAGAGGAAACTACAGGCATTCGGCGTGCCATCGGTGGCGACGCGGGTAATCTCCGCCGTGCGACCGTCTTGGAGCTTCCGCGCCACCGGGCGCCCGAGAATCGCCACACCGACGATGCGCGCCCCAACGACGGCGGCCAGTGCGCAGCGCCCCCCACGCACCGGGCGGCTATGACGGTGCCAGCGCTCAACGAAGGCGTTGGCCTGCCGAATCGTCAGCGGCGCCAGCTCGAGAAGCTGCGGCGACGGGGGGGCCGGCATCCCCGAGCGGGGGAGGACGCCGCGAGCATTCTTCGGGTTTGACGCCGGCCCCGCCGCGCGACTCATGGCGGCCGGAGGCGTCTAGCACAGGCAGTGCGCGAGTCTAGCGTGTGCTACTAACAGGCGATGGAAAAGCCCGAGTGGGAGCCGGTGCTGGTCAACGGACAAGCCGTCCACCCCGCCGGCGACGGGCCGCCACCACTCCACCGGCCGTGTGGCTCGGGGCCGACATGGTGGCCCGAGCCGGCGCGCACGGAATGGTCCGCCGGGTGGACGCCGTCGCGCTCGGCCATCCGCCTTCGCCAGCTCGCCGACCGCCTCATCTGCGAGTGCGGCCACCGCCGCTCCCGTCATAGTGAGACGTCGCGGCGCTGCGTCGGCTGCCCCTGCACGCACTACCACCGCACGCGCCGCCCCCCCGGCGGGCATCACCGGCGTTTCGACGAATGGACCGTCGCCGACTACCGCAGCGTCCTCGATGCCCGCCGCGCCGGCGTGACCCTCAAGACCCTCGGCCGCCGCTTCGGCGTCTCCAAGGGCCGCATGGGCCAGATCGCCCACAAAGCCGCGCGGCTCCGCGCCGCCGGCAAGCTCCGCCAGCTCCGCGTGGTCGGCGGGCTAGGGAAGGCCGCCCCGATCTGCTAGACGCTCGCCTCATGGCACACCCCCACGAAGCCCACGAGACCCACGAGGCTCCCGCGGCACACGAGGCCCCGACGCAGCACCATACCGTCGAGGAGGCCACCGCCCTCCTCCTCGCCGGCTTGAAGCAGATGCAGCCCCGGCTCGCCCACGGCTACGGCTGCCCCGCCGAGCACGCCGGCGCCTGCACCTGCGGCTACGCGCAGGTCGTCGAGGGCACCACGGAGCTCGTCGGGGCCCTTGCGGCGCCTCCGGAAACCCAAAAGCACCACGGATCCGGGCATAATTGACCTGAAAAGCCCGAAATCCGAGCAAAAACGGGCTTTTTAGGGCTCGGATCGCCCTCGGAGGGCGCAAAATCGCCCCTCGAGCTGCCCCGCGGTAGTCATTTATGGCTGGAATCCACACCGCGGCCAGTTTTGGCCCCTTCAACGCCCGCGCGGCCCCCCAGCACGATGACACCCCGCGTCTTGACAGCCCGTATGGCATCGTGCTTGCTCCCTCGTTCTTCGCCCGACCGCCAATACCACTCCGGCCAAGCCTGGCCTGGCCCTGAACCCGACCCGGCAGGAACCCAGCCGACCAGCGGGAGGCGGTAACCATGCTAGCCAGCCAGAACTCTACCAGAACCGCCAGCTCCGTCACCGCCGCGCGCAGGCCGGCCGCTCCGCTCCGCGTCGCTCGCCCGCCCCGGGAGGGGCCTATCCACGGCACTGTCAGGCCCAGCCAGCCAGGGAGCTAGGCTGCTAGCTGGCTGGGTAGGCCCAGCCAGCTAGGTTCCAGGCCAGGCCGGAACGAGCGCAGCGAGTGGCCATCGCAGGCGGGAGGTGCCGGGACAGGACGGGCCGGTGGCAATCGCCAGCGGGGCCGGTGCTTACGGCTGCGGGCCGTGCGGGCGGCCGGAGCCTAAGCGGTGCGGGCTAGGCAAGGACCGTGCCGGCGTGGTAGCGGCGAGCGGGCGGCATGAAGCTGGACGAGTCGGAGGCGGCGATTGGTCGCATCTGTCGCGAGCGCGACGACGCCCGCGCCATCGCGCGGCAGAGAGCGGCCGATGTGCAGTATCTCTTAGACAATTGCTTGCGGACTCCGCACAGCCTCGCGATTGGCGTCGTGGCTATTCGTGAGCGCCAGACGGCCTTTGACGCCCTGCCGTGGAAGCGAAGGACGACGCATGAACGACCAGCGGACGGGTGAGGGGACGCGGAAGAACCCGGGGCCGCCGGTGGCGGTGGTGATCGAGCGGCTCGCGAAGATGCACAAGGCGGCGCGGGCATCGCGCGAGGAGCGCAAGCTAGAGGCGCGGCGGTGGCTCGAATCGGTGCCGGGGCTCGATCTGCCGGCGCTGCGCACCTCGACGCCGGCGAAGTACTGGACGGTCGCCATGCTGCATTTAGGCGGGTACGACCTGCGGTCGATTGCCGCCGTCATCGGGTGGTCGAACATGGCGCGGGCGGCGACGGCGCTGAAGCATCCGGCGGTGCGGCGGATCGTCGAGCTGATCCGGGCGGAGCAGGTCGACCGAGTCTTGCGGGGGGAGTACGGCGTGCAGGCGCAGGCGAAGGCGGCAGCGCCGGCGGTGATGGAGCACGTCGCGGAGTTGGCGGGCGGGGTGAAGGATCGGGCCACCGGCGAGCGGAGAGGGAGAGCGCGGCGGGACAGCGATGCCTTGCGGGCGGGGGAGCTGCTGTTGACCGTGAGCGGAGACAAGGTCGAGCGCAAGGCGATCTTACATGCGCATCTGTTCGAGCAGATGAGCGATGCCGAGTTGGAGGCGTTGGCGGCGAAGGCGGAGTGGCCGGAGCGGTTCAAGGGGGTGGCGGGCTATTTGCCGGGTGGGGGCGAGGGGGAATGACGATGCCGCACGGCGACGACATGATGCGCGAGCGCGACGAAGCCCGCGCCAAGCTGATCGAACTCGGACACAGCTATTCGGTGAAGTGCGCACAGGTGGACGAAGCCCGCGCCATCTCGCGGCGGGTAATCGCGGCCCTTGATGTATGCGACGGGAATCGTGGCGCGTTCTCGTGCGCGGACCAGCATGACCTTCGGTGCCCGAAGGCGCGCGGCAAACCCGATGTCACCTGCGAGTGCGGGCGTGACGAACTAGACGCCGCCCGCGCCGCCTTCGACGCGCTGTCGTGGGCGAAGGAGCACGCGGCATGACGGATGCCGATGAAACCTTCCTTCGGGATAGCCTCGTGACAGCGACACGCGAGCGCGACGAAGCCCGCGCCGCGCTCGACAGCGTCCTCGCGGAAATCGACGTGTGGCGTGGGAAGCTCGCCGAGCAATGTGGCCAGACCCTGCAAGCCCGCGCCATCGCGCGGCGGCTGGCGGCGGCACTGGAGCTTTCAGAGCCGCCATGGACACCAAAAACACGAGAGGCGCTAGAGAGCTTCCGTACGTATCCGTGGGCGTGGGCGAAGGACGACGCATGAGGGCGCGCGTCGTCCCGCTCGACGATCCGGGGGCGCTCGACCGCCTCCTCGACGACGTGGCCGCGGCCCTCGACGGCAAGACGCGTGCGGTGGCGATAGTCATTGCCGGCGCCGACGGGGGTCTTGAGGTGCGCTGGGGGGCCACGAAGGCGCTCGGGCCGCATGCCGGCACGGTGCTGCGCGGCATGGTCGCCTATCTCGCCGCCGTGATGGATGCCGAGGCGCTCGCCCCCGCCGCGGCGCCGATTGCCTACGGGGGCGGAGACACATGGACTCCGTGAGCGGGCCGCGGCCGACCGGGCTTGGCGCCCGGCGCAGCGCGCTCGAGCGGCGCCTCACCGCGATCGACCGACGGCTCGGGCGCATCGAGCGCCGGCTGACGGCACTCGATGGCGGCCAGGGAGTAGGATTCCGCGGCGTGCTCGCGGAGATCGCCGGGCTCAACTCGCTCATGGCGGCCCTGCTCCGGGCGGCGAACGAGCGGCGATGAGGCGGCCATGGACTCCGTGAGCGGGCCGCGGCCGCTCCAGTTCCGGCCGCCGCGGCGCACCGGGGGCGGTGGGGGTGGTGCCCCGGGCCCCCAGGGACCGGCCGGGCCGGCGGGGCCGGCAGGGGCGGCAGGCGTCGGGGTGCCGGCGGGTGGCACGACGGGGCAGGTCCTCGAGAAGAAAACCGCCACCGACTACGACACGGTCTGGGCGACGGCGGCCGCGGGCGGCGCCAGCGTCACGGTCGGCCCGACGGCGCCGCCGGCCCCGGCGCAGGGGAATCTCTGGTGGCGGAACGACCCCGACGGCGCGCTCTTCGTCTACTACAACGACGGCAATTCGTCACAGTTCGTGCCGGCGACGCCGACCACGAAGGGCGATCCGGGGCCAGCCGGAGCGACCGGGCCGACGGGCGCGACGGGGGCGCAAGGGCCGCAAGGCATCCAAGGCACGACGGGGGCGACGGGATCGCAGGGACCGCCGGGGACGACCGGCGCCACCGGCGCGCAAGGGCCAAAGGGTGACACGGGCACCACCGGCGCCACGGGGCCACAAGGACCGCAGGGCATCCAGGGCGCCACCGGCACGACGGGGGCGACCGGACCGACCGGCGCCGCCGGACCCGCCGGGCCGGCGACATATGCCGCGATTGGACTGACGGCCCCCGCATCGCCGCAGGTCGGGCAACTGTGGTGGCGGAGCGATACGGGGCGCCTCATGATCTTTTACGACGACGGCAATTCGCAGCAATGGGTGCCCGCGGTGCCGGTGTAGGAGGGAACCATGGCGGCCCTCGATTTTCCCGCGTCGCCGACGGTCGGGCAGCAATACGCCGCGCCCAATGGCGTCACGTACCAATGGGACGGCGCCGCGTGGGTCGTCACCGGCGGGCCACCCGGGCAGTTATGGACGGGCGCGGGCGCGACCTTGACGCCGACCGATCAAACGAAACGGGTTGTGGTGCCAGGCCCCACCGCATCGGGCGCCGATCAGGCGGCAATCAGTATCGGCACGCGCACGCAGAAAGGGCGGCTCTACGCGCTCCCGAGCACGGACTGGCTCGGGCTGGCGCAGAATCAAGTCTACAACGGCACCGCGTGGGCGCAGGACGACAACACGAAACCCTCATGGGATATCAACATCGCGAGCGATGCGCTGACGGCGGAGCGCATCCCGGCCGGTGGAACGACGGCAACCGCACTCCTCACCCTCAACAACGCGGGGAACCTCATGAGTACGGGTGCCATGAATGCCGGCACGTTGCTGCAAGTCGGCGTCAATACGTCATGGCACGGCGCGATCAATCCGTTTTCCATCGCGGGCAGTCCCGCGCTGGATCTGATCGCGAATACGAGCCAATTTATCGCGAGCCGTCCGGTGTGGTTGCTCCGCCTCGACTGTAGCGCCGACGTGGTCAATGTGCAGCGCCAGGCGCCGAGCGGAGGCACCACGATCATTCCCTGGCAGATCGACAGCGCCGGTAACATGACAATCATCGGCGCGACGGCGACCAAGGCGAGCGGCACCACGTGGGCCAATCCGTCCGACCCGCGCTTAAAGGAGGACATCGCCCCATACACCCGTGGGCTCGCCGAGGTGGTGCAACTCGACCCTATCACCTACCGCCTGAAAGCCGATCCCGCCGGCCAGACGTGTTACGGATTCGATGCCGCCGCGGTACAACCCGTGTTCCCCGAATGCGTCACCGAAACGACGATGAAGCTGGCGCCCGACGACGCCGAGCCCACGGCCGGCGTGCTGTCGTTCGATATGCACCCGATCCTCGTCGCCCTCGTGAACGCGGTGAAGGAGCTGGCCGCCCGCGTGGCGGCCCTCGAAGCCCCGGCGCCGACACATGCCTGACACGCCGCCCGCCGCCGGGCGCGTGCTCGGCCCCGACCATCCGTTAGCCGTACGCGCGGCGGCACGGCTCGCGCTCGAGCAGCGGAAAGCCACCGCCAACTACGGCAACCAGGGCGACCCGTGGGCGTTCGTCCGCGATTGCGTGTGGACGCGCGACGAGGCCACCGGACAGGTTCGGCGCTACCCGACACACGACTATGCCGAGCTGCTCGTGCGCCGCTGGCAGTCGCACCCGATCGTCGTCGTCGCGAAGAGTCGGCGCATGGTGGTGACCTGGCTCTTCGTCGCGGTAAACTACTGGCTCGCCCGCTTCACGCCGCTGACCAAAGTCGCATTCATGGCCCGGAAGCTCGGGCGCACGGAAACGGAAGGATCCTGCGAGCTCGTGCGCCGCGCGCACTTCATCCACCGCCACACGCCGGCGTCATTGCCGGCGGTGGAATGCGAATACTCCATCGGCTTGTTACGGTTCCCCAACGGGTCGGAGATCGTGGCACTCGGCGAAGGGGAAGAACAGGCGCGGCAACACACGTTCACGTCGGTCCTCGCCGACGAGGTGAGTTTCTGGGAACACGCGTACGAGACCTGGGTGGCGCTCCGGCCGACCATCGAGGGCGGTGGGCGCATTACCGCCGTGTCGTCGGCGGGCCCGGGCTTCTTCCGCGACCTCGCGCACGACCAGCTCGGCTAATGGGGCTCGACTTTGCCGAGCTATTCGCGTGGTGCGATCTGCACGCCTCGCGGTGGCACACGTTGCCGGTCACGCAGGGGTTTATCAGCCGCCCGATGTATTACGACCGCGACGGGTTTGCGATTCCGAGCGATGGCCGGTTTCCCGTGACGCTCGTATGGGCACAGATGCGCGAGACAGTCGACCCGGTGCTGGCACGCGACGAGCTGCCCGACGGCTCGTTTCTTTCGACGGTATGGCTCGGGTTAGACCACTCGCACACCATGGGACCGCCGCTGATTTTCGAGACGATGCGTTTCGGCCCCCACGGACCGCCCGGGATGGCCCGAGCGTTTCCCGACCCGTTCGGTGAGCCCGACGAGGAAACCAACCAACTCCGCTATACGACCGCCGAGGAAGCGCTCGCCGCGCACCACGAGATACGGCGCCGGCTCGTGCTCCGGCTCGGCTCGTGACCCCCGACCTGCCCAAGCCCGGCACCGTCGAGCACTACAAGCTGCACGAGAAGTGCCTGGCGCGCATCAACACGCTCACCGACTTGCTCGAGGAGATCGCGGAGGAGTGCGACCAGCGCGCCGACGCCGACTGCGTGGGCGATCCGCCGCGCTTCGTCAGCAACATCTGGGCACAGCTCCACCAGCGCATCCGGGAGGTCGTGCCGCACTAGCGGCTAAAAGAACGCCTTCAAGATTAGGACGACGACGCCGCCCAAGATCGTCCCGAGCATGTAGCGGTGTAGGACGAGCTCCCCTTCCACCTTACTTAGTCGCCGGTCGAGCCGCTCGAAACGGTCATCCGTCACCGCCATCGCCTCGGCCGCCTTGCGCGCTTGCTCCTCGGGCACGTTGGCGGCCCGGAACGCGTCGTAGACCTCTGCCACCATGAGCGCCATCGCCGGCCCTACTCTACCGCCCGCGCGTGGCCTGCCGCCAGCGGGCGAGGGCCACGACGCCGAGCCACGCCGAGAGGTCGGCGGGGTCGTCGTACGGCACGAGGTCATAGCGCCCGGTGCGCTGGAGGTGCACGCCGAGGCGCGCCGGCTGGCCCCACGTCACGGGCTCGAGGCGGCCGCCGCCGGGCGGCGCGGTGTGCAACCCGTCGCACGCATACCCGGCGGTCTGGAGCGCGTAGGACGCGGCCATGCGCGCGGTCGCCTTGCGCTCGACGACGGTCGGATACCCCTGGAGCTCGCCGACCGAATCGGCGGTGCCGGCGTACGCATAGGCCGGGTGATACAAGAGCACCTGCGACGCGACCGGGCGGTAGTCATAGTCGGCCTTGAACGCCTGCCACGCCTGCACGTACCCGACCGCCTCGGGATCGACGCTCGACCAGTCCAAATCGTCCGCGTCGTCGAGATCGCAGCAGAGATCCACGTGAATGCCCCTGCGGCGGGCGTGCTGCAGGACGGTCGGGTTGACCTTCGAGTAATCCGGCGAGATACCCGCCGCCTCGAGCAGCTCCGTCACCGACGGTACCGCCACGCCATCAACCCGGTACACGTGGGCGTCCGAGTCGAACGAGAGAACCGAGCCGGATTC